GTGTCTTACTTTTGTGTTTGCAATTAAATCATAAGCATTACCACACACTGGTATCATACGAGAGCGTGTTTGTGGAAAGTTCACCATAGGTACACCACGGTCTAACAATACTTGTGCAGAACGTTCAAAAAATGCTGGATCATACGCTACTTCTTTTATTTTATACTCTTTCATCAAGTCAATAATAAATGCTTCTATTTCTTGATAATCCATAAAGTTTTCTTCATTTGGTAGCCATATTTTTGATTTCATACTAATTATTTCTTTATCATCTTTTTGACCATACACGATTGCAACGCTGTCGTGTCGTAGTGCCATATCTACACCAACAAAAGTATCTACACCTGTTTCTAGTTCTAATTCCTCATCTTGACAAGCTAACCATTTTTCTATTTCTATCCAGCTTTCTTCTTCTGTTCTTGTCCATTGGTTAAGGTGATATCGTTGAAACTCATTAAGTGGTAGTGACTTATGCCTACGTCTAAGGTTTTCTATTGGCCACCAATCGTTAGTTATTGCCGGGTTTACTTTATGCCAAATAGTTTCGTCTGTTGGTGCGTCATCATCTTTTGCACCAATCCATTTAAAATAAAATTCTTCATCTTCTTGTTTACCAGCTTCTTTTAATAATCCACGTTGATACATACGACCTGCCATACTATCAAGATCGTGTCCAGCTGTTGTAATATTAAGCACTAATCCGTCTTTACGTTTTGCTGTATTGTTTGATAAAACATAATGTACACGTTCTAAGTTAATGTTATTCCACTCGTGTATTTCATCAGCAATAAAACAACTGTTTCTACCACCGTCTGCTGTACCAGCTTTTGCAGCAACTCTAAATGCCCTACCCGGTGCGTTCTTAACTTGTATTTCGTTTTCAAACGTTTCGACCATATCACGTAAAAATATACTTTCTTCGCACATAGTTTTCATAGTTCCAAACACTAGGTTAGCTTGTTCGTAACTTGCAGCAGCAACGGCAACTAATGGACTAGTTACACCAGATCCAAGAAGTTCATACATACCTATTGCTGCTGCTAATGCTGTTTTACCATTACCTTTTGGTAATCCTATTAACGCTTCCCTATATTTTCTTTCACCATTATCTTTAATTTCATATAAATCATAAATTATTGCTTGTTGCCATTGATCTAACTTAAATGGTTCACCGAAGAAATCACCCTCACCGTGTACACAAAACTTCTCTATAAACTTAACTACTCTTGCACCTTTTGTTTCTGGTAAACTAATCATTTATTTACTCCAAGTTATACAATGTAATTTGCAACCACAACATAAATACTTACACTTACACATTATTCTTCTTCAAATTCTGTATCGTGGTCATCTATATTTATATTTTGCAAAAATTGTTCTATATATTCTTTACTATTCTTTATCCAACTCATTATTCTTCTTCTAACATTTTTAATCTTGGATCTACTAATTCGTGTTCCTCATCATCTTGTAAAAGCTGCTGAAGCTGTCTGAACCCCATAGCGTTTTCACTAAATGATATTCCCAAGCGTTGTCGTGATAATGGTGTTAATCCTAATTCTTGTTCAAGTTTCAATATTTTTTCTTCTAGTTTTAATGTAAGAATAATTAATGGATTTACTACTGGTTGGCCTTTAGAACCTACATCAATTAGACCACCATTACCCATATTCTGGATTGTACGATTAGCACGTTCAACTTCATCATAAAATTGAAATAATCTATAAAATGCCGGGAAATCTACTTTTTGTGCTGTTTGTGCTAAATCGCTGTCCCAATACTCTTGCCAATATTTACGTGTTTTAGTAAGCCACCTAGAATTAGGTTTTGGTGTTTCAAATTTCTTACCACCCTGTATTACACTCAATGAGTTATCCCTGTGTCCTTGTAGCTTATCTTTTTGCTTAGGTATTCTTCCACGTTTAGCCATAATGTACCTTGTATTTACAATCTTACATAGATCAACTATGTAACAACATACTACTACATAGCACTACATATTGACGCATTATAAAAACAAGAAACATAGTAAATTTAACTGTAATTTGAGCAGAAAAAAAGTGTGCTAACTACGTTTGGGGTGGTGGGTGTCTTACCTATAAAAAACATAGTACCCCCTATACCCCTTATTAGCCCTATTTATATGGTTTTTAGCCATTTACAGCTGTTTATGGAATATTTACCTGTGTGCCACTCCTTGACGCTTTTTATGACACATTTGGCACAATATACGCAAATTACTTAAATCGTGCGAACCACCCTTAGATATAGGTATTATATGATCTACTTGTAGCTTGTTCTGACTTGTTCCACCACTACCACACCATACGCAGAACCTTTGTTGTTGTCTAATTATCTTACGATTGCGTCTATATTCTGCGTCATCATACGGTCGTTTGCCTTTGTTGTAACTGTATTTCTTTTTAGGTTTAATTATTGGCTTATGTTCTGCACAATAACTTCTACTGTTGTTATCTGGGGTAAATAACCTACGACACTTTAGACACGGTCTTTGGTAGCTAGATACCACACATACCTTCACACTCATCATCAAACAAACTTCCTTGAAAATCATTAGGTTCTTCTAATGTTGCGTCTTTTAGTGGTACTTTGCCTTTATAAACATATTGTTGGCTTGGCATACCTTTTTTATCGTTATATGCTTTAAACTTTTGTAATGCTGTTGATTTACTACTAGGATCACGCAGCCACTCATCAAACTCTACTGCTGATTTATATTCTTCCGGGTAGTTATCACGTAAGTTTTTCCACTCTTTATTGTCGTGATATGGACATATTATACAAGCTGATCTAGGTGGTTGTGGATAATCTGTATGGCTTATCCAATGTTTACAGTCTTGCCGAGTTATTTTGTTTTCTACTAATGGATAGCAATGAATTGACCATTTATTACTAGGTGTCTTAGCTCTTTGTATCTCGTCATAACTTATACCCATAATCATTTCTACACATTTACCACGCAACGATCCACCAACTATTTCTTTTATCTTACGTTGTATCGGTTTAATTTTATATTCGTGTGTGCAAGTACGCATATTAATACCAGTAGTACCGTCTTGTCTTTTTATGTGCAAAGGTATTATTCCGTGTCTGCCACTTATACTTCGATAGTCATCAATAATATTCCCTGTGTTTTCATTATTTCTTACTATTTCTAGCTGTAATTTACCTTTCATTAATGTTTTAAGGTATTCAAGCCATTTATACACTTCTTTAGGTTCATTACCTGTATCAGCAAATATAGCTATATCTGCCGGTTTTATCTCTTGATCTAACATTTTAAATAAGACTGTTGAACTTTGTACACCTGCACCTAAGCTAAGTACACGTAATTCAACATCTTTTTCTAATGTTTTAGGATCACCTAAGCGTAGTTCTTTTAAATATTCTTTATTGATTTCTTCATCTAAGTCATCTAATATTACTTCATCAAATATCATTGTTTATGTACTCTAGCATAATTTTACATACCAACCCATATCTGAATTTTTTAATGCCTCATTGTTTTGATCACCACAAGCAATAAATAATGAACCAATACTTGCATAATCTTTTTGTACACCATTTTTTGCAAACTTAAATCTACCTTTAGTAAACAATAAACTGTCTGCTTTCAATGCGTAGTTATGAAACCAAAGTGTTTCTGTTCTTGCAAATACTAATGCTATACCATTACCGTGGTTAATAAACTTATCTAACCAACTCCCGGTAAATCTTCCATAAGGTGGGTTAAGCCATACATTACCATACCAATCTTTTTCTAAACCATTATCTTCTTTTGTGTAATAGTTTTTTGTTGGTAGCCACGGAACACCACCTGTTGGTGAAGCTGGATCTAAATCAAATTCTAATCCTAGCTTTTCGAATACTTCTGGTGGTGTCCACCAATCTACTTCTGTTTTGTTATTTGTTTTTGAATATCCTGCAAAATCTACAAAACCTTTACCAAATTTATGATTATCCATTTAACACTCCTTTATATTTACTTTACCTTATTTTTCTGTTTCTCTTGCCATATTTCTAAATTCTTTCTTGTACACGCTTTACACCAACTTGTTTTACCACCTATGCCTTGTGGACGCTTACTAAATTCTTCTGCTATCTTTCTCTCCCCACATTTAGTACAGCATTTACTTACCAGCTGTCCATAGCTATCAAACTCTGGCATTGACTTACTTGGTTTCTCACGATCTAATAACTTATCAACTTGCTTGTTGTTTTGTATTTCTATATGACAACTTACGCATATATGACTTCTGCCACCCCAGTTATCGTAGTCTTTGTAAAATCCACGTGTTTTTCTATTACAACGTAAACAACGTTTCTTTTTTAACTTACCGTAGTAATCAAACTCAGCTTCAATAATATCTAATGTTGTAAATGTTTCTTGCATTGTTTTAATTAGATCAAGTGGTGGTTTAGTTTTAAACCTACGCCTTACACGTTCTGGTAAGCAATATAAACCATATTCTAAGTCTTGTTCTAACGCATATTCTAAACAATCTATGTTTACTGGACACTCACGGCACATACTATGTGTTTCCCAATATTGTTTATCTGTGTGGTCTGTTGTACCCGGAAAGAATAAAGTAGTAGGTAGATTATTACATAATGCCCTGTCCTGCCACGTCATATAACAATGGTAGTTGATTAGATTTCTTTTTTAAGTATTTCCTGTGTTTCTTTACTTACTTCAAATCTTAAACTATCAAGCACTTGATTAGATTGTGATGTAATTTCTTGATAGGTTGTACTTAGCAACATCAATATACTTTC